ACAATCTTTGCAAGTAGTTTAATTGCATTGTTGTTTGATTGTGAAGCCTTGATAAGCCCCTCAATTACATCTGTCTGCGCTGATACCTGCCCTTGAAGTTCAGTAATCAAATCCAACAACCCTCTTTCAAATTCTTCCATATCTATTTTAATTTAACAATATTATTACTGCTATTACCAACCCTAAAATTAAAGCTACTACTACTTGTATTTTATTGAATGCGCTCATCGTCTTTGTGTATTTCTTCGGACATTTCGTTTGCTATTGAATCAACCTCGTCTTCAATTTCTTTTTTCAATTGATTCGAAATGTTCATTGTTCGAATTGATTTCCCTTCGATTTGAATGTCTTGAATTTCAAAGTCGGTGTAAGAGTTAAAGAATTCTTCGGCTTCGTTGTATTCAAATTCAACATCAAATTCAATTTCAAAAATACGACCTTCTTCGCAACCGATTGTCAATTTTTTCGTTTCGTAATTATTATCGACCTCCAGGTTTTCCGTAGCATTCATTTCGTGTGTCTTCACAACGAAATTCGTTCCGATCGTATTCAAAACCGCCAGGTCATAGTTTTTATAATAATCACCACCTACTGAATAAATTTGCATAATAGTTTTTTTTAGTTGTGAGAAATATTTCCCATACCGCAAGATACGAAATCATATTCGATTACGCAAGTTATTAACAAGAAAAAGAAAGATATTAACTAAAATAAATGTGTAAACCTGGCGATTTGTCCGTGTTCTAAATGGAACAAATACCCTTCGACCGCCTTCGGTGAATGTTGGTAACCGTTTCGGTGGTGCCACGAATCCGTTCCGGATGGTGAACGAAGTGATTCGACACATATACTTCCGAAATCTTTCGATTGTTTGTGGTGAATATGGTGTGTAAAAATGTATCGATGTTTTGTCGAACTCCATTCTTTTGATTCTTGCGCCATTAACAACGGCAAGTCCGAAAACTTCGCACCGTCACCGTGCGTCGTTCCGATTAACGACGTTCCGAATCGTGAATACTTCCGATGCGAAATCGAACAATCGAATGTGATGTTCTTCGCGTTTCGAAAATGCGTTTCGATAACATTCGCCATGAAAAAACCGGACATATAATCGTGATTCGAAGGATTAAAAACGAAATGAACGTCCGCAACCGAAATCAATGTTTCAAGAATATCAATGTATAATTTTTTCGCAGTTAGAAAGTTGTCATACCACATTCCGTCCGTGTCTTGACTTGTTCCGCTTGTCGTCGTTCGCTTCGGCGTGTCGGTGTGAAGGACATCGTTTCCACCAACGAAAATAATCTTGTCGATTTTCCACCCTTGCGACTTGTCAAGTATTCCTTGAACACCTTCCTTCACTCGTTTGACCGCGATTTGTTGATTATAATCTTCACCGGTTTCAAACGAATCGCAAAGTTTACCGATATGAATGTCAGCCGGATCGACTAATAATAAATGACCGTCTTTTGATTTGTTCCTTTTTATTGTTGGATATTTCGGCGCGTGTTCCTTTAGTTCTTCAATGATTCGTTCCTTTAGGTCGTCCGATTTTTGAACGTCTTCGGACTTGAAGTTCGGATTCTTTACGAAAAGACTTGTTTCTTTTGACTTAAACCAACCGTGTTTGACTTGCTCCGGATTAAGACCTTGTTTTTCGCAAGTCTTTTCGAACAATCGGAGTTCATTCAATAGTTCAATTTCTGATTCGTTTACCCACCTTTTTTTATTCCTTTTTCGACCAGCCATAATTTATTTCTTTATTAAAAATATCCCAAAAATTAAGCATAAAATTACAACTATCCAAATCAACCAATCATTTGACTTGTGTTCTTGACGTATTTCGACGCGTTCGGTCTTCGCTTCTTGCCGTATTTGTTGCCTTGTTTTGATGTCGTCCGATTCTACGAATTTGTACTTCGTCAAAAACATCGTATCGACTTGCCGGATAATAATGTCGGTGTAAATTGTATCGTTTGAAATTCGTTCAATCGTGTCGACCTGGTTGAATGTAAATCGAACCGTGTCGACTTTTTCGGTTATGATCGTCGGGTCTTTTTTTATTGCGCGTCGAATATGATACGGCGCACCGCAAGAAGTCAGCAACAAAAACAAAATTAATTTCTTCATAATTCTAAAATTTTACACGAATCGACAACCGATTTCGCGACAAGCTGAATCCATTCGCCCGACATTATTTTTTTCGATTCTTCTTTATTCGAATGAAATCCAATTTCAAGCAACACCGCCGGACACGTTGTGTGTCGCAACACATAGAAATCCGATTCTTTAATTCCGCGATCGGTTGTGATTCCGTCAAAATTGCAAGATAATTCTTGATGAAAAACGTTCCCAATTTGGGAATTCAAATTGAATTGATGAACTGAAATTCCGGTCGGTCGTGTCCAACCGTTGCCGAACGCATTCGAATGAATTGAAATGTATATACATTTGCGAGTTGATGCTAATTTGTTCGCGCGGTTAACACGGTTTCGCAATGGAACGTCGCGCCAATCGTTCACGATGTCAACACAATCAAGTTTGTTTTCGTTCATCAATTGAATTATAGCTTTAACCTTGCGTCGATTTTCGACACCTTCAAAAAGAATTGAACCGTCATCAAATGAAGGCGACCTTTTCCCGGCGGTCATATACCGACCTGATTCCGGATTGATTCCACCGTGTCCAGGATCTAAAATGTAGAGGTATTTGCTCATATTATTTTGTATAAAAAACCGGCGCGAAAAAGTAAAAAAACGCACCGGTCTAAAAAAAAGCATTATGAAAGCGATTCAAAGATACGAATACAATTTCATTATTTTCGATTCAACTTCTTGAAAGATGTCAACATTTTATCGATGAATGAATAACCGAATGTTTTTTCAAAATTTTCGTCGATTGATTTGACCTCAATTATCATAACCGAAACAAGTGCAAGTTTCACAAATGGAACGGAATCGTCAATGAATAGTTCCGCGATTCGACACAAAATAATCGCGCACAAATAATAAATAACTTTCGAAATAATGTTCGATAATTTTCGCGACTGAATTTCTTTAATTCCATTTTTGCCGGCTGACATTACTCCGGTAATCGTATCAATAAAAACAACAACAACAACCGACGTAATCGCCCAAGAAATAGGAATAAAAAATGCAGTTAATGAAGCCGTCAAATAAGCGCATAATTTAAATGTGATTGTTTGATGAATCATTCGCCGTAAAATTTATGTGAAGGTGACTTCGGAAAAACAATGTTTTCAAAATCGATTATTTTATTCGACATTACGTCCACACAATAACCAGCTTTTAATGTTGCCGGTGCAACTCCGTTTCCTTCTTCGTCAAAAATCGCTTCGGTTTCAATTATTCGCCCAACGTGAACGATTGCTTCAATTAAATCGTTTGATTGCAACAACGCGTCGGACATTGCTTCGGCTTTATCCGTATAAATTAATTTGTATGTTATCATATCCTAACAACTTTTTTGATTCGTCCTTCGCTCATTGTGTACGTCGTCGGATCAACAATAACATTCGTCGTATCGTCTTCAAACGTTTCGGTCAAAGTCGATGTTCCGGTCAATCCGGTAACGGTTATAACGTCCGCGTTCCTGGTCACGGTCGAACCGCTTGTCGGAATGTACGAAGTCGCATTGTCTTGAACTTCCATTTGAATTCCGGTCAAATAAAAACCGGAAACACCGTCCGCAACAAATAAAATCGCACCATTGTACGCGAATATTTGCGTTGACAATGACGTTTCGCCCGAAGGTACATTCACCATTACATCAACTTTTATCCAACCGTCCCCGAACGCAGTTACTTTCGTTGAACCGGTAAATGTTCCGGATTCGATGAAATTAATCGTCGCGCCGTTTGATAGGTCAACTTGAAATTCAACTCGACTCAAAAATGAAAATCCGGTGATTCGAACCGCTAAGTCATATCCGTTATCTTTGAAATATCCGCTGAATGTATATGTATCATTCGACGGACTTGACAATGCTTTTTTTATGAAGTGATTTCCACTTTCAGCAGTCGGAATAAATTTGTCCGCAAGAACCGAAACTATCGGTGACGTTGTTGAATCGCTTGTGATTGCTCCACGCGTTTTTGTCCAATATGCGTCCGCAATGTCTTCGGATTGCTCGAACAAATTCGTCGATTGTGGTTCAATTAAAATTACCGGACACGATACCGAAGTGTAGTCCAATCGAGGAACATCATTCGCGACCGTTTCGATTAGGTTACTTGAATTAACTCGCGTTCCAATCGTTGCGCGTGTCACCGTAGCGTCACCGGTCGCATCGTATGGTTTTAATGAATAGAGCGTCCCGGCTTTATATCCGTTCGCCGTGATGACTAATGTTGCATCGTCTAAATCTATTGCCATTTTTTTTATAATAAAGTAGTTAAACAAGTTTTCGATTCGAATGTCCCGTCACTTGACACGACGCGTCCTTCGAACATATCTGACGCAAGTCCATTATAAGACACCAATTGCAAGTCCGCAAGATAGTCAAGTGTCAATTGTAATGTTGCACCGGCTTGTGTTCCGCTTTCGTCTTGAATGTCTGAAAACAATCGATTCCAAGCGTATGCTTGTTTTGAATTGTTTACAATTGTGATTGTCAAGTCGTCATTCTCGTAAAATGAAAATGTTGATATTTGTATTTCTTGTCCGTCGTCCACGGTGACAAGTCCACCGTCACCAAAAATTCTAATCGCCATAGTTATAGTGTATTATTGTTTAATCATTTTCGAAGTCATATTCAATGTAAGGAATAGAACACCAGTCTTCGTTGTCATATATTTCAAGTGAAACATTCATCGTCCACCCGGCGGTCATATCGTGACCTCGATTGATGAACGGATCGGTTGAAATCGAACCTTCGATTGACGAATAGTCTTCGAACCGATTTTGTTTGAATGTGATTCGAATGTCATTGCATACGGATAAAGCGTCAGAATGAATTTCATCGATTTGAGAGTAATCCGATTCGTTATATTTGTCACAAATAATAATTTGCATATTTACGAAAACCGAATTGTCCGTCATTGAACCCGGTTGAATTGTCGCAACCATTAACGGATAGTCGATTGTATCACGACTAATCGCGTCAATGAAATCACCGAAAAAAAAACTATTTATTTGGCGGTGTTGTGTCGCGATTTCGTTTAGTTCTTTTTTTATTTGATTGATTGTTTTGTCCATTTAAATAAACTTTTAATTTTTCGATTTGTTTCTTTGAAATTTTAAAACTCATTTGCTCCAATTTATGCGATACCCCGTATCGATTTTTTTCAGGTCGTGATTTGTTCGTGTAATCGCTTCGGTGTATTCCGGATATTTCACACCGCAATCGTCTTTCAAAAATCCGATCAATCGTTCAAGATAAAATTCCGCGTCTTTGTGCAATTCGTCACGGAATGAAATCGTTTCCGAAGTTGAATTCGCGGTCGTGTTTTCGTCCGAAGTACGTCCGACCGATTTGTTCGTGATTTTCACGTTCGATAAAAGTGCGACTTTATAATCAACCAATGCGACCAATGAAGGAACAACATAGTCGTCCATTAGTTCACGGTAGTCATTCATCCAGGTGTTCGTCGAAACATTGTCAAGTAATTGTCTAAACAAGGGCGACCCTAAAGCCGGTTGAATATTCATCGCTTGAACGCGATTGATTGCGACCGACAATATTTTCGTGTCCGAATTTTGGTGAATCAATCCTTTCTTTTTTAGTGATTCCGTAGAAATCAAATAATTTGTTGCCATATATTATTTTTTTAAAACTAAATGTTGACGCCATTCGTGACGACACCACGCCGTCGTTCGGTTTGTTTTTGGATTATGATAAAAACCGCCACGATACCTCCAAACGTCGCGACCGATTGAACCCGTAATCAAGTCAATTTCGGAACGTAAATACATTCGATTAATACCTATTAACGTTTCACAAAATTCGCGTGATGTTGGAATCACTTCCGCACCGAGTCCCGGTTTTACTTCGTACGAATATCTGATTTCGAATTGGTCAAGTTCAACTTGTAATCCGTCAAGTACTTGTTCGCCTAACTTCGACAACTCACCGTCAACAATTAGATTCAATTTACCTAATTTGTCCATTGACTTTGCAACTTCCTTCAATGGTTCATCGACCGCGCTTGATATTGAAACACCGTCTTCGCCTTCATTCAGCATTGACAATACATTCTTATCGATTGAATTCAATCCGTTTCGAATGTCGTCGATTTTATCAAAGAATAGATTAAAATTATCCGCTTCAAATTGCGCAACTTGTTTCGAGCCGAATTCATTTGAAACCGCAATTGATTTCACAACGTCGAATTCGTCTTTTGATTTTCCGTATTTTCTGAAAATGTCCAGGTCGTTTTTAGCCGAACGAAATTCGGTCGGTGTTTCTTTTATTCCTACAATTTCACGCGCTTGTTGTATTGTTATCGACGGGAATGAAGCAAGGATAACTTGAACACCGGATTCCGGAGTCAATGTTCCAAGTCCAACCGCTTCAACAATTCCAACAAGTGACGAAATTTGCGCACCATTCATCGCAGTTCCGGAAACGTTTTCGGTTTCTTCTTCTTCAACAACCGGTTCGCCTGGCAACGCGTCAATTGATACTTCTTCAATCGCTTCGGCAACAATACCCATCGGTGACGATTCAACAAATCGAACCGTTCCAACAAAACCTGACAACTCAATCATTTTGTCTAACAACCAAATCAACGTTTGTTGTCTTTGATTCACATAAATTGATTTGAATATTTCAAACGATTCGAGTAGTTCCGTCGCGCCTCCGAGCTGACCTTCGGTTTTGATTCCGAACAACATCGGATTCGTTGCCGAATGTGAAACAAGGATATTTTGTTGTATAGATTTTTCCGTCAAATTATATCTATCCGCCAAATCATTCCCGTTCAAATTTAATACCGATGGCGCGTTTTCGTTTCCGTCCGAAAAAGTAATGATTACTTCGTTCGTGTCTTCAATTGAAGTCGATGTTCCTTTGACTTGTTCGGTGATTGCGCGTTCTTCTTCTTTTGATTCCGGTTGACCTCCAGCAAAATTAATTAAAGTACCGACCTTGAAGCCGTTGCTGATTTCGTAATAATGGTACTTTGAAATCAACAAGTCCGCGTTGATGTCAGTAATACCCCCGATATACGACGGCTTCGGATAAGTTCCGCGGTCGCCTTTCGTTTGTTTAGTTGGTGA